TATAAAGCAATATGGAAAAATTAAATTTATATGAACTTTGAGTTTGCATTCCTTGGACAATCGATCTTAAAATATACAGTTCCTTTAGAAGTTTTTGTAGGATTAAATGAACTTTATGAAACAAAAAAGAAACATTTACCGAATGCCACCAAGCAACTTGCAGGAAAAATTCCTGACGAAGTCTCTATGTTTTATGATGGCAAAAATACTGATAAAATGCACCGGCATAGTTTTCTTACCCAGGACATTCTTAATTGGTTCTATTCTGTTTTTAAACATTATTTAGAGTGGAATCAGACGAAAGAGTATACCATGGGTATTAATTCAATCTGGGTTAATGAAATGAAAGCAGGAGATTATAATCCTGTGCATATTCATCAAGGTAAAATTTTTACAGGACTTTCTTCAGTGATGATTCTTAAACTTCCCAAAGACTATGGACCTGAGCTTACCCATCCTGAGCAACCCATGAATGGACAACTTCAAATTTTAGGAAATATTGCAGGTCAATTTGCTCATACTGATTATTCTCCTGAAGTAAAAATAGGGGACTTTTATATTTTTCCTTATGATATGAGACATGTGGTTTATCCTTTCACCAATAAAAAAGCAAAAAGAAGAACGTTGGTATGTAATATGGATGTTTCTTATAACCCTGTACACTCAAGGACGGTTCAATGATCTTTGAACCTAAATGGAAATCCCTTTTGGCTAATACGGTGCAGCCTATTTTTTCTCCTTCTCGATGCCAAGACATTATTAATATAGGTCAGCAGCAAAAAGCTGAAGAGGCTAAGGTAGGACATTCAGATGTCAAAGAAGGAAAGTATGATATTAAAAAAAGAATTACCACGATCAGTTGGATTCCTTTTAAAGCGCTACCAGAAATGTACAAAATTATTGAAAGGACGATGAAACAAGTTAATGGCAATCATTTTGGTTATGACGGTATGCAGATTACTGAGCCAGCACAATTTACTGAATACCCTAAAGGAGGGTTTTATGATTGGCATACGGATGCCGAGGCGAATTGTCAGTATGAACCTCCCGTTAGAAAAATATCTATGACCATTCTGCTTTCAGATCCTTCAGAATTTGAAGGAGGTGATCTAGAATTTATGACCGAAGGCAATAAGCCCCCTCAACTTATGCAGGGACAAGCGATTTTTTTCTGTAGTCTTATTCGTCATCGCGTGGCTAAAGTAAAGAAAGGAAGGAGACGATCTCTGGTAATGTGGTTCGGAGGACCTCCGTTTAAATGAACCGAGAAATTTTATTCCCAACTCCTGTCTATTTTAAAATGGTTAAGGATCATCAAAAGTTAAATAAATATTTATTTCCTCTTATTAAAGCCTGGAGTAAAAAAGAAAAAAGTGAAACAAAAACCAATGCGGGTGGGGGTTGGCATAGTTCAACGAAGATGAATAAGAAGAAGGAATATGATACTTTGACCAATGAACTGTTTCAGATGCAATACGACATTTTTAAAGATTATGGTATGATAGATAAACCAGGGTTAGGGAATATGTGGGCCAATATTAATTATCCTGGTGCTTATAATAAGCAGCACATACATCCTAACTCTCAATGGTCAGGTGTTTATTATGTGAAAGTTCCCAAGAAATCAGGACGTCTATTTGTTGAAGATCCAAGGGCAGGCCCTAATATTATGTTGCCTCGAAGAGTTGAGGGAATACCTAAAGCTTTATGGCGTGTGGTGATTTATCCTGCGATCGAAGGACAAATGATTATGTTTCCGGGATGGTTGCCGCATGGTGTTGAAATGAATGAATCTAAAGAAAAAGGAGAAAAGGGTTGGCGTGTATCCGTTTCCTTTAATTTTATTCAGGTGGATAAATGATTCAAACTATTTATAAAGAACTTCCTTTTGAAAAGATTGCTTATTTAGAGCGTCCTGAATTTATCAACGGACAGGAACAATCCTTTCATGATGCCTTAAAGGCTTCCATGGCCCAGTATGGGTTTAAGGATCCTGTTTATTGCTGGTATAATAGTAAGAGTTATGGAAATAAAATAAAAATTATTGTAGGTAATAATCGAATGGTAGTGGCTAAAGAATTAAATATTAAAACAGTTCCGGCTGTTATTACCAATTTTAAAGCGGAAGAGTTTCCTCTGGAAGGAAAGATTTTAAATACTGACGAAGAAGTTAGAGCTTTATTCTATTTACCCGAGCAGCTTCAAGTCAGACGAGACAAGAATGGGGATATTGATCAGGTGATGCCTCCTCATTTTCCAACGGTACAGCAGCATTATGTTTAAAACAAAAAAATACCAAGTGATTCGCCAAGCTCTTTCCATGCAAATTGCTAATTTCATTTTTAATTATATGATGTTGCAGCGAGATGCTGTGGATTTTATGGTAAAAAATAATAGAGTGAATCCAGCTAATCCTTTTATTGGAATTCGTACAGAGAAACAAGTTGAAGGTTGTTATACTAAATATGCAGACTGGGTAATGGAAACTTTACTCATGTATATGATTCCTATCATGAAAGCGAAAACAGGAATGGATTTAGTTCCAACGTATTCGTATACGCGCCTCTATGAAAAAGGAAATATATTAAGACGACATAAGGATCGACCAAGTTGTGAAATCTCTACCACGGTGCATTTAGGAGGAGACGAATGGCCTATTTTTCTAGACCCGACAGGGGCTGACTTTGTCATTGATGAATTTAAAAACATCCATAAACCTGGAGCTCCAAAGGGAGTACGTGTTGATTTAAAAGTAGGAGACATGCTGATTTATTCTGGCTGTGAACTTGAACATTGGCGAGAACCTTTTGAAGGAAATATCTGTTCTCAAGTCTTTTTGCATTATAATCATGCAAACGGTCCTTTTGCTAAAACAAATCTCTTTGATAAACGCCCACTGCTCGGTATTCCTAAGTAGTTGATCTCCTCAAAAATATAGTATATCTGTAATTAAACGGATTTTTCTATGTTACAAAAGATAGGTTTTCTACCAGGATTCAATAAGCAAGTCACACCAACCACGGCCGAAGGTCAGTGGATTGCAGGTGATAATGTAAGGTTTAGATACTCTACCCCTGAAAAAATAGGGGGTTGGGCTGAGCTTGGAGAAAGTTATTTAACGGGTGCTACACGAGCCCTTCATCATTTCGTCGACAACACGGGTATTAAATACGCAGCCCTTGGAACCAATCGAATTCTTTATGTTTATTCAGGAGGTATTTTTTATGATATTCATCCTATTAAAACAACAACCACTTTAACTAACGCCTTTACCACAACCAATGCATCAGCTACCGTTACCATTACCTTTGGTTCTGATCATGGAATGAGTGCAGGGGATATTGTTTATCTCGATAGTTTTAGTACCATTACAAATTCAGATTATGTAGCCGCTGATTTTGATGACATTAAATTTATGGTCACATCGGTTCCTACTTCAACCACGATTACCATTACCATGTCTTCAGTGGAAACAGGATCCGGAGCCACAACGTCTGGAGGTATTCGCGTTCAATATTATTATCCGGTAGGACCGGCTCAACAACTAGGAGCTTATGGTTGGGGTATTGGTCAATGGAGTGGTACGGTTTCAGGAGAAGTCTCTACGACTTTGGATGGAGCCATTACCGATGCCGCAGCAACCAGTGGTATTACTTTAACTGATTCAAGTGAGTTTCCTGATTCAGGAACCTCTTATATTCAAATTGGTTCAGAAGAAATTTCTTATACAGGTATTAGTAGTAATGTATTAAGCGGTGTCACACGGGGTGTTCGAAACACAACAGCCGCGACGCACGCTGATGGCGCAACGGTTACCAATACTACCGACTATGTGGGGTGGGGTGAAGCCGCTTCAGGAGATAAAGTTTTTGATCCTGGCATGTGGAGTCTGGATAACTATGGAGCTACTCTTATCGCTTTAATTTTTAATGGACCTTGTTTTCAATGGGATTCAACAGCAACATCAGCAACTTCAACACGAGCCACTATTATAGCTAATGCACCCACGGCATCAAGAGACATGTTAGTTTCTACACCTGATCGACACTTAGTATTCTTCGGAACTGAAACCACGATTGGTGACACTACGACTCAAGATGATATGTTTATACGATTTTCTTCTCAAGAAGATATTACCGATTATACACCGACAGCAATTAACACCGCCGGTACACAAAGACTGGCCGATGGTTCAAAAATCATGGGAAGTTTAAGAGGTCGTGATGCACTTTATATCTGGACCGACACAGCCATGTTTACCATGCGTTTTGTAGGTGCACCCTTCACCTTTGCTTATGAACAAGTTGGAACCAACTGTGGACTCATTGGTAAGAATGCACGAGTTGAAGTGGATGGAGCAGCTTATTGGATGTCGGACAATGGTTTCTTTAGGTATACCGGTCAACTTGAATCGATGGACTGTTTGGTAGAAGACTATGTTTATGATGATATTAATACCACTTCCAACCAACTTATTAATTGTGGCTTGAATAATCTTTTTGGAGAAGTGATATGGTTTTACTGTACTGAAAGTTCCAATGTGATTAATCGAATGGTGTCTTATAACTATATTGATTCTTCTGCTCAACGAGGCATATGGACAACAGGAAGTTTAAATAGAACAGCCTGGGAAGATTCAGCGGTTTTTGGTAAACCTCATGCAACGCATTATGATGCCGATACTGATACTTCTTTCGATGTGGTTGGTAATACCGATGGTATCACTACTTATTATGAACAAGAAAAAGGAAACAATCAGGTTAAACGAGGGGTGAGCTCTGCTATTACAGCTAATATTGAGTCTGGAGATTTTGATATTACTCAGGATCAAAAACAAGGGGTAACGTTCAGAGGAGATGGCGAATACTTCATGTCAATCAGAAGATTTATTCCTGACTTCTTGACGCAGACCGGAACCACACGTATAACATTATACTTAAGAGACTATCCAAATTCAGCTCAAGCAAGTTCGACCTTGGGACCTTTTGATATTACTTCGAGTACCACTAAACAAGATACTCGAGCTCGAGCACGATCGGTTGCAGTGAAAGTGGAGAATACCGCCGTCGATCAAACTTGGAAAATAGGAACGTTCAGATTAGACGTTCAAGCGAGTGGAAGAAGATAATGCCTTTTCAATCAGAAAAACAAAGACGATATTTATGGGCCAACGAGCCAGAGATTGCTCGTGACTGGACCGATACCTATGGCAGTGGAA